AAGGAAGATAGAGCATGACAGACGAGCAGCGCCAGGTCGTGATAGACTATCAAACTGTCTTTGATTCAGAGTTTGGCAGGCGTGTATATGAGGACTTAAAGAAGTGGTCTGGTTATAACGACCGGATAGTGCCAAATGGTGAAATGACTGGCTTTGAGTTGGGTCGCAGGGATATGTTTATGCACATTAAGGACAAGATGGACGCCGACCTTAACGAGAAGGTACAGGAGACGAGTGAGGTAGAAGATGCCGTTAACTAAAAAGGGACGTAAGATAAAACGTGCTATGATAAAGACTTATAAAGGCAAGAAAAAAGGCACGAGCATATTCTATGCTTCGGCCAAGAAAGGAACAATATCAGGAGTACATTAAGTAAAGGAGCTAAAATGCCAGTAAAAGGAATGGTTATGACAGAAATGCAGAAACTAAAAATAAAGAAGACAAAGCTCACGGCCAGTCCTGCGGAGCTGACCAGGCTGAAACTATTACAGGATGGCGAGCCATTATCGGCTGCCGACTTGGAAAATGCTAAGAATCGGGAAGATAAAAGGGCGCAAGCCGACGCAAGGGATTATGAAGATAGAAGAGCGAGCAGTGTCGTGGATACATCTCTTGACCAGCCTGCCGAGCATCCACGGATAGTAAAAATGAAGGAGGCCTTATTGCCTTTTACTCAAATTGAGGCGCACGATTCGAGGCCGAATGAGTTTGTTTTATTTACAAGGGGCATAAGTATAACTGCCGGGGACGTTAGACGAGCCCGCAAGGCAATGAAACTGTAAGGAGCAATATTATGGCAGACGAAAATCCAATAGAGGCAGGGCAATTATTAGGCGAAGACGGAGCATTTCAGGATGGCTGGCGGGAGTTGGCTTTCCCCGGCGATGATAATGAAGATATAAGGGCTAACCAGACATTGACGAATATAGGTGATATTCGTACAATGGCAAAACAGGTTATAAGCGGCGAATCGACGATAGGCAAGCTAAGTGGTGGCCGTGATTTTGCAATTCTTCCGAATGATGGTTCAACGGCGGAAGAGTTAAATGAGTTTCATACCAAGCTCGGCAGGCCGGGAAAAGCCGAAGATTATGGTTTTGGTAATTTACCGGAAGGCGCACCGAGGGACGAGAAGTTTATCGCCAAGATGGGACAGGTATGTTTTGAGGCGGGTATTTCCAAATCAGCCGGCGCCAAGATAATGGCGGGCTATCAGGAGTATTACGCCGACCTTACCAAGGCTATGGATATTGAAGATAAGATTGGTAACGCCGAGGCTAATAAGCAGCTTCATACCGTTCTGGGCAGTGCATACGATGTAAAGATGGCTTCTGCCAATCTTGCCATTGAGGCGATTGCGCGTCCTATTGATAACGACTTTGCAGAGACCTTAAAGAAAGAAATGTCCCATGATGTCCAGGCCGCACAATTTCTTGCCAAGATAGGCGAGATGATAGGTGAGGACAAGGGCTTAAAGGGTACGGTGGCGGAAAGTGGCTTTACTCCCGCCGATGCGAGGGCGCAAGCCAAAGAAATAATGGCTGACCCTTATTATGGTAGTGAGCATCCTGTGGGCAAGGAGCGTAACGTAGCGAAGCATCAGGAGCTTATAGAAAAAGTAACAAGATTATTTGAAATAGCGAATGCGTAAGAAATAAAGTCCGAGTGGCCCATTTTTAAGGGTTCGGCTGACAGGCTGAAAGAAGCCCGCTGACCAAGCGTAAAATGCAGGTGGAGTCTGAGAAAACTCAGGTGGCTTCTCTGAAAAACAATTTATTAACGTTTTTTAAGGAGTTACACTATGAGTTTTGAGATTCCAGTAGCTTTTGTTGAGCAGTATCGGGCGAATATCCTGTTACTGAGTCAGCAGAAGATAAGTCGTATGCGGGTAACCTGTCAGGAAGAGTCGATTACCGGCAGGACGTTCTATGGTGAGCGTCTTGGCGCAACTGCCGGTGAGGACATTGAAGACCGGCACGGCGACACACCTCTAATTTCCACTCCTCATTCAAGGCGCCGAGGCTCTATGGTCGATTGGGACTGGAGCGACCGCATTGACGAGATGGATAAAATCAAAATGATTTGCGATGTGCAGTCAACTTACGTTCAGAATGGTATTGCGGCCGCTAATAGGCGAATTGATACGCACATTGTTAGCGCCTTGGGCGGTACGGCGGCGGCAGGTCAGTCGGGTGGCACTACGATTAACAACTATGATGCGGACGAATGCCGTTTGATTCGCTCTGACGGCGTTGTAGAAACCGCTGGTGCGGATAATACAGCGGCCGTAGCCACAGGCTTGACTATCGCCAAACTTTTGACGTGCAAACAATTACTTGACGAGGGCGATATTGACCCTGAGCGGCAGAGGTACTTCGTAACCAATCCGTATAATATAAATCAGTTATTGAATGCCACCGAGGTCAAGAGCGCTGATTACAATACGGTCAAGGCGCTGGCACAGGGCCAGATTGATACCTTTATGGGCTTCAAGTTCATTATGTTGCAGAACTACGTGGATGCAACGAAGGGTCATTTAATTGACAGTCCTAACGAGGCTGCTGACGAGGCCATTGATTGTTATGCCTGGGCGCAGGGCGCTATTAAGCTGGGCGTAGGCAAAGAGATTCAGACTTCGGTAGATATTCTTCCTCTCAAGCGGTATTCCACACAGGTCTATATGAGGCACAGTTTCGGTGCAGTTAGGGTTGAAGGCCCGGCAGTAGTGGAGATTTCACTGAAGAAGAGCTAAGAGAAAGTATTAACAGAAATTCTTAGCCCAACAGGGTTAAGTAAAACTTTTTTTAGGAGATTTATTATGAGTAGGAAACCAGTAACTCATCCCAATCTTATAGCGGGTGAGTTGAGAGTTGGACATGCAGCTCCGGATTATGGTGTTTACAGTACCGGATTAGTCAAAAAATTTGAGCTTGGTACACGGTATCGTATCGGTGATAGAGTATTTCACTATGGCAGAACCGGTGTCGCATCAGTCGTTGCCAGAGGTGCAAAAAACGAAGGCGTATATAGAAGCGTTGGCGGTGGTGTTGTAACAATAACGACTGCTGACCAAGCGTGGATTGATTTGCTTCTTGACGATACGGAAGGCGCAGCAGCATGGTTTGGCGCTAAAAACAATATGGTTGGCGGTATGCTTGTTATACACGCTGAGGGTTCTAACCAAAAATTCAGAATGATTGTCGGCCACAAAAAGGGTGCAGACGCAGCTACTATCAAGGTTTATCTTGATGGCCCATTGGCCTCAGTTGTGGCAGCAACTTCACTGGTTGAGTGTGCCCAGAATCCTTACGCCCAGTTAGACAACACGAACAATCCGTATAGTTCTGTTATGGGCGTACCTGTTATTACCCATGCAATCCATGCTTATGGCTGGTTCCAGTCGTGGGGGCCGGCTTGGGTAGTGCCAAGTTTGCCATGCGCTGACCAAACAAATTGGCGTGATGTGGTTTTTGCAGGCAATGGTTCTGTTATGAGTGTTGATGATGCTGTTTCAGCGGAGGCATCAGACGGCTATCAGAGGGCTGGTTTCGTTATTGATATGACCTGGATTGGTGGTGCCTCTGACAATCCGCCGTTTATCATGTTGCAGATATGTCCGTAAATTATGGATGAAGCAATGAAAAAAGCGTTGGAGTCCGGCGATTGTGAGATTACTCCGCCAGGGGCTCGGTCTAAAAGCGATTTTCGTGAAGAGATGGTTTATCGTTCATGTAAGTCTGGACAGACAACAAGATTAGGTGAGTGTCCACTCGCGAGCAAGATTATGGCTCATGGATTTGGCGAATCGAAGTTAAATGTATGGCCCCGTAATGAAAACGGGGAATTGATAGAATAAGGGCAGGGGCGGACATTTTAGTTCCTTTCCGCCTCTGTCCGCTATTTAAGGAGAATAATTATGGCAGCAGACACAGACCAGACATTTTGGGGTTTTTTATGGTGGATTAAGCACAACCGTCACAAGTCCATTGAGGCAATGACTGAGGATGATTTGGATGCGATGGTGTTGGCCTTTGTAACGGTAAACGAAACCCTTTGTACGTTTAGTACCAAAGACCCTTTAGCTTATGGTACTTTAGAATATCCTCAGAAAGGTGGATTAAGTAATACGAATGGTATGACGGCGGCAGCTACTCAAGCGGCCTGTGACCAGTCGCACTATCCAGACACCCACTATTCAGGAGACTAATTATGGCAGTTGCATTTACTATAAATTCTACGGTATCGGTTGGCGAGTGGACGGTTGTAGATGGTTGCAGTACAGATGTTAGTACTGCTCAAGCACTTGTGGCGGCAGCAGCGGGTCATAGTCATTTACTCAAGAGTATTACGATTACGATGCAGGATGCTGACGGAAGATACTTTCAGGTTTTGAATGACGCAGTTCTCTTTATTGGGCCTGTCAGACCATATAGCAGACAATGGCACAGGAGATATGAAAGCGCACTGGAATTTTCCGGTGCGATAAATATCCTGACGGAAACCGATAGGAATATTCACGTTACAGCCGAATACCGTACAATTCCGACAACCGTGATTTAAGGAGATAAATCATGGCAATTTCCGAGACGGATATTGCGAACATAAGTTTAGCGGGAATAGGTCAGGAAGACCCGATTGATAATCTTTGGACTGACGATTCAAAAAATGCTCGTTTATGCAGGCGGTTTTTTTGGCCGACAGTAGATGCTCTTTTAAGGGGACATCTCTGGAAC